GACACTTATTCTCATTATGCAGATCTTGTTATGGAAACATTGATGGTTCGAGTACGACCAAAAATGATGGAAGTAACTAAAATGAATTTAATTCCTACTTACACTTATGCAAGAATATATAAATTTGGAGATATATTAAAGCGACATAAAGATAGACCTTCGTGCGAAATATCGTGTACCTTAAATCTAGGTGGCGATGAATGGCCTATTTATTTAGATCCGTCAGAAGGGTTTGGTAACAAAGGTAAAAAGGTTATATTAAAATCAGGAGATATGTTGGTATATAGTGGATGTGATCTAGAACATTGGCGTGATGCTTTTGAAGGTCAAGACTGTGGTCAAGTATTCTTACACTACAATAATAAAGCTGGGCAGTTTCAAGAAAGCAATGCTTTTGATGGTAGGCCTATGCTTGGATTACCTTCGTATTATAAAAAAGCACAGTAGACTAATTGACTTTTTATAGTTAAAATGCCTCTATGGCATTAGGTATATCAGCTCTTTCAGAGTCCCCTCTTTCAACATTAAGTGGAACAAGTGCAGTAGTAGCTGTAACTGGGCAAGCTTTAACTGCAACTCTTGGAGTTGAAGTTATTTCAGGAAGTGCTACAGTTGTTCAAACAGGGTTAAATGTAAATAGTGCACTTGGTAATGAAACAATAAATGTAGACTTTACTGCAGTAGTTACCGGACAAGAATTAACTTTAGCTTTAGGAACAGCTTTAGTAGCTACGGTGGTAGATGTTACAGGACAAACTTTAACTACAGCACTTGGTAATGAAACAGTTTCAGCTAATGCTGATGTTTCTGTAACTGGATTTGGATTAAACTCTATTATAGGTACATATGCAGTTACCGCAGGAGGAGCAGTACTTCTTGATGCTTCTGAAGAACCTGATTTAGATTTATTTTTAGGAACTTCAACAGTTGTTGCTCATTCAAATGTTTCTGTAACAGGTCAAAGTTTAAGTACAGCTTTAGGTAACGAAAGTATAACTTTAAGTGCAGATGCTGTAACCACAGGACAAAATTTAACTACAACTACAGGCAATGAGACAGTTGTAGCAGATGCTAATCTTTCTCTTACCGGTCAATCTATTTCTAGTGCATTAGGAACAATTTCTCCATCTGCTAACGCTACAATATTGCCTTCAGGTAATATTGTATCTTCGGCTTTATCTAGTGTAATACCAAAACAAAGTGCTGAAATTGATGTTACAGGACAAGTCTTAACATTAGCTTTATCTAATTCTACAGCAGTTTATGCTTGGACTGAAGTAAATGATTCTGAAACTTCAACATGGACAGAAGTTGATGATTCTGCTACAATGACCTGGCAAGATGCAGCGTAGGGTAAAATTATGACATCAACTTATTCATCATTACTTCAACTAGAACTTATTGGTTCTGGTGATCAAGCTAATGCTTGGGGTAATACTACTAATAACAATTTACAATATGGATTAGAATATTCTATAACTGGAGTTTATACAAAAAATCTATCTTCTGCTTCTAGTCCTTATACTTTAACTGTAGCTAATACTATTAGTGCAACTCAAGCTGATAACGAAAACAGACAATCATCAATTATATTTACAGGTCATGGATCTAATTTTATTATTCAAGTTGCAGCAGCTCAAAAAACATATTTTTTAAGAAATGATAGTGCTTCTTNTACTATTACCATGCGTCTTGGNGCATCTGGTAACACTTATATTATACAACCAAGTACAAGTGTATATGTAGCAACAGACGGTACTAATTGGTACAATGTTTCTACNTCAGGTACNGANTGGTTGACTAAAACAGGAACTTACACAGCTTTTCCAGGAGACAATATATTTGCTAATACTACAAGTGGAGCATTTACAATTACATTACCTGCAGCTCCTGCTGTTGGTGATCAAGTAAGATTTGTTGATTTAGCAGCTACTTTTGATACAAATAATCTAACAATAGATCCTAACAGTTTAAAGATTAATGGAACTGTGGCTAACTTAACCGTAGCAACTGAAAATGCAGCTTTCGCTTTAGTATATTCAGGAGCAACTTATGGTTGGAAATTAATGGAGAAATAATATGGCAACATACGAATCAATTAGATATAGTTTTTTAGGAACTAGTATTTCAGGTGTTCTTCAAGAAGCAAGCAATTTAAGTGATGTTGCTGCAGCTGTAACATCAAGAGATAATTTAGGTGTCGAAATTGGCGTTGATGTACAGGGATTTGTTTCTGCTACGGCAGGAACTAATGTTAATGGAAACAGAACTGTAAGTACAAATGCACCGAGTGGTGGATCCGATGGAGATATTTGGTACAAATATACATAATGCCTTATGCCAATATATGTTAAAGACGGTGGTACCTGGCGTGAGATAGGCTCTGATGCTGGCTCACAACTTTATGTCAGAGATGCTACTTCATTTACAAACAAAACAATTACAAACGCTTACATAAAAGATGGTGGTTCGTGGAGAACTGCTTTTACATTATTTGATACTCCAACTTCTTTTTCAACTGCAACAGGATCAGTAGGTGTACCTGCAAATGCAAATGCTATTCATGTACAGTTTGCTGTAGGTGGAGGATCTGGTGGCGTAGGTGGTGGTGAGTATGATAAAGCAGGTGCGGAATCAGCAGGTGCTGGTGGTGCTTCTGGAGGTTATATATCAGATAAAGTTTTTTCAGTTACAGGAGGAGAAACTCTTACAATTAGTACAGGAAATGCTGGCACTGGGACAGGTACAGGATATACTTTAACAGCAGGCAGTGGAGGAGCTACATCAATTACAGGATCTACTTCCACTGCAATTTTTAGTTTAGCTGGAGGAATTGGAGGATCGTCTACTACAACTGGAGGAGATCAAGGACCTCCTCGTTCTAATTTTCCAAGTACAGGAGGAGCAGCAACAATTTCAGGAACAGTTTTAACATCAGGATCTACTGTAGATGGCTTAAATATAACAACATTTACTTCTGGTCCTGTTGGAACATTTAATTCTAATGGTTCAGGAACTGCAGGAACTAATCCAGGTAACTGTAATGGTGATAACTGTCAAATAACTGGTGGCGTAGGGGGATCTTCTTATGCAGGTCCAGGAGCCGTTGCAGGCGGTTCAGGAGGACCGGCAGGCGGTTCAAGTAGCGCAGGGTCTAGAGGATCTGGTGGAGGAGGTGGAGGTTCACAACCTTCAGTTTCAGGATCTGCTGGTGGTGCTGGTGAAATTTCATATAGATTTTTAAGGATTGTATAATGCCACTTACTAAAATTAATTTTGCTCCTGGTATAGATAAACAAAATACAGAATATGGTGCGGAAGGTCGTTGGACAGATTCCGATATGGTACGCTTTCGTTATGGTTTACCAGAAAAAATTGGAGGTTGGTCTAAATTAATACAAGAAACCTTAATAGGAGTTGTAAGAGATTTACATGCTTGGTCTGATCTTAATGGTATTAGATACATGGCCCTTGGAACAGATAGAAAACTATATGTTTATTCAGAGGGCGCAGCTTATGACATTACTCCCATTAGAAGAACAAGTGGTAGTTTAACAAATCCTTTTACAACTAACGGTACTTCAATAGTAACAGTTATAGATGCGGGACATGGAGCTCAAGCTGGAGATTTTGTAACATTTAGTGGAGCTTCTACAATTAATGGTCTTGACATGAACAAAGAATTTGAAATTACAACTTATGTTGATGCCAGTACTTACAAAGTAACTTACACAGGATCTACAGCTTCAGGATCTTCAACAGGAGGAGGTTCTTCTGTTGTTGCTAAATATGATATAGATATTGGATTATCGGCTTCTGCATACGGTTATGGATGGGGTACAGGAACTTGGAATACAAGCAATTGGAATACTCCTCGTTCTACTTCTACTGTTACCATTGATGGTAGACAATGGTCTTTTGATAATTTTGGTGAAGATTTAATAGCTACTGTTAGTGAAGGTGGCACATTTAGATGGAATACATCTGTTGGAACAGGAACACCTGCTGAAATTATTCCTAATGCACCAACTGTTTCTCGTTTTACTTTGGTTTCTCCAACGGACCGACATGTATTTTTATTTGGAACTGAAACAACAATAGGAACATCAGCAACATCTGATCCTTTATTTTTACGATTTTCTTCTCAAGAAGATTACAACACATGGATTCCAACCGCTACAAACACAGCTGGTTCATTTAGAATTCAAGACGGTTCTAAAATTATGGCTGCAGCTAGATCTAGAGGTGCTGTATTAGTATGGACTGATACATCATTACATGGAATGCAATTTGTTGGACCTCCTTTTACTTTTTCATTAAATCAATTAGGGGCTAACTGCGGAGCAGTGTCAAATCATTGTGTCAAAGATGTAAATGGTATTACTTACTGGATGTCTCAAAATTCTTTTTACATGTTTGACGGTGCTGTTAAAAAAATACCTTGTAGTGTACAAGATTATGTATTTGGAGATTTTAATATTACTACTCAACCAGAAACATACTGTGGCCTTAATTCAGAAAAAAATGAAATAACTTGGTTTTATTGTAGTGCAAATGCAGAACAAATAGACCGATATGTTAGTTTAAATTATTTAGAAAATTCTTGGTCTATTGGCACATTGGCTCGTACAGCATGGGTAGATTATGGAGTATATGAATTTCCTTATGCTACTGAATATTCTACAACTGCCACTGCTACAACCCCAAGTGTATTAGGATTAACTGCTGGAGCTTCTACATTTTATATACAAGAATTTGGAACTGATGCAGATGGAGCAGCTTTAGATGCTTTTGTTACATCAGGAGATTTTGATATTCAAGATGGTCAAGAGCTTCTTCATATAGGAAGAGGTATACCTGATTTTCAAAATTTATCTGGAACAGTTGACGTAGAATTAAAATTTAAAACTTATCCTGCATCTGCTAATTCAATAACTAAAACTTCAACCGTATCGACATCTACTACAAAATTTGATATAAGGGGAAGAGGTAGACAAGGACAGTTAACTATTAGAAGTGACGCTATTGGAGATAATTGGAGATTTGGAACTTTACGATTAGATGTTCAACCAGATGGAGGTAGATAATGGGTAAAGAATTAACTCAAAGACAAAAAGATACTTTAAAAAAACATAGCAAACATCATAGTGCAAAACATATGGCTATGATGAAAAAAGCAATGAAAAACGGAAAAACTTTTAGTGAATCACATAAAATAGCTCAGAAAAAAGTAGGAACTTAATGTCAAAAATAAGTACAACAAGACTACCTAATGCAACTCCTGAATACAATCAAACTCAGTTTGATGTTTTAATAAGATTATTAGAACAAGTAATACAACAATTAAATTTTGGTTATCAACAGGACATAAAAGACGAGTCTACAGCAAGGACGTGGTTTCTTGGCTGATTCTTTTATTAGTAGATCTAAGAATGGTGCAGGAACTATTTATACAGTTCCAACAGCAGATCAAAATTCTCAACCTCCTATTCTGCCTACAACTGCTTTGATTAAAAGTATTAAGTTATCTAATCAATCAGGTGGAGCTATTACTACAACAGTGACAATGATGGATAATAGCAATAGTAATCTAGAAATAGAATTGTACAAAGATGATTTAGCTGACGGTGCAGAAACAGAAGTGTTAACACAACCTATTGTATTAGAACAAGCTGATGCAATTAAATTAACAGGTGCGGTAAAAATATTAGTAAGTTTAATGGAGATAACCTAATGGCATTTAAAAAAGTACAAGAACCTAAACAGATTGGTGTTCAAATGGTTGATGGTAAAGAAATACCTATATTACAGCCTGAAGTTTTTGTAGAAGTTAAAAACAAATTAACGGGTAAAGAATACGAATCTTCGGAAGAAGCTAAAAAAGATGTAGCTGATCCTACTACAGATACTCAANAAGATCATATAGAACAAAATGTTCAAGTTAAAGTTCAACAGTTGCCTGATTTTAAAGGTCAAGTAAAGTACGATTAACAACTACACATTTCGCATTCTTCTGGTTCATTAGAAACCATTGTCTGCTCTGACTTTTCATTATGACATTTACAGCCTGCTAAGTGTTTTTTAAATTCTCTTTCCACGCTCATAAGTCTGCTATGGTAATTGGCTAATTTGTCTGCTAAAAATGCTATTGATGCAGATGCTTCTTCTTGTGTCATAATATCTCCTTATTTAAATTTTTGGGGTAAGAACCACATTACTTTTTCCAAATATTATTTGCAAGAAAACTTTTAAAATTGTTTTCTTGACATTATTTCTTTTTTAACAAATCGTGAATTTGTTGTCCTTGCACTGCTACCATAAAGGCAATAAATAGTACAACTGCTAAAATTATTATAAGTAATATAGTATTTGTCATAATGTTCTCCACATATTTGGATGAGGTATACAGTGTTCTGTACTAACTCCTTTTTTCATTGTTAATAGTATATCTCCACTTATACTTATTCTAGGTTCTTCTTTTTGATTAATTTCAGTGTAATGTAATAACTCACTTGGAAAACTAACAAAATCTCCTGTAGAAACAGGAACAGCATAACTTGCAAAATTAAAGTTGTTCCATTCACTTAAATATTGATCTGTAGGAGGAATATATAATCCTGTTTGTGCAGCAAGTTCTTGTTCAAATTTTATATTTCCCATTTCATTATTTCTTACATAATACACAAAACTAAAATGACTTGCTGTATGTTTGTGCGAAGCTATGTGTTGATTTTGTGTTGTATATGTGCTCCACGCTTTAGTTATGTGAATGTCTAACTTATTTAAATTGTAACCTAAAGTATGTAGATAAAAATTAATGTTTCTATCTAAAGCTGAAAATAAAGATTGATATAATTTCTTTTTGTGTAAATTATCTACTGCACTTTCTAAAACAGTTTCATTATCTTTATTAGTATATTGTATTTTAGTATTACCAACTACATCAGTTGTAGCAGCCATTTCTCCTGGTTTTTCTTTTACAAAAGACTCTATATGAGAAATTATATTTTTGTTTATAGTTTCGTAATTTGCTATTGTTGCTTTATAAATATTCTTCCCAAATAAAGTATTAATGGTAGTTTCCTTTTCCATAACTAACCTCCAAGTATTCTATTTTTGTTACCCAACCTTTAGGTATAGCAACAGCTCCACCTCCATGATTGTCGTCTTTGTCTGTACACCATGATCGCATAATGACAACTTTTTCTATGTTCTCTACTACCATCCAACCTACTTCTTGACACACAGCTAAAGGAGCTTCTTGTATTTCTTTAATAGACAACCATC